TTGCAACTATGATGTTTTAACTTTTTATCTTATGTGATTTATTTTTTTAAAAATATTTGAGGATAAGTTAATTAACTAAACTTTTTGATTAGTATGTCAACACTATCTGCAATAATTTTATTTGATAGCTTGTCCAATACTTTATCATACATTCGCTTAACACTTGTTCTATGAATACCAAAATACTTTCCGATGCTTGTCCATTTATTTCTATTGGCTCTCATCCAGGAGATCTTACGCATCAATACTGGATCTTCAGTAATATCTGTATCAATCATTAAAAGTAAATCTATTGCTGTATCATAATTTTGCATTTGCTTTGGAGTGCCTCTTAATTTTAATTTAGGCTCAACATGATAACCCCAGTCTTTTTTATCATAATAAGTTTCTAACATTTGATACATGCTAGGACATCTGTTGTTATTTGGAGCTCTTATAAATCTTTCTGCAATAGCAGCATCTGCAAGAATATTAACTATGTTGCTTCTTACAAAAATGTACTGATTTAATTCATGGTCTATTTTTGATGACATCTCTTAATATCCATTTGTATTTTAATTGATCTGGTTTAATTTTCTTTAATTCTTCAGTTGGCAATTCTTCTAACTTTTCTTGTAATTCGTATTGGTCCAATGTTGGATAAATAAAATTTTTTAATGTTTCTTGTTCTTGTTGACCAAGCTGTTTTAAATAACCTTTGATAGCTTTATAACCATAAGAAGAATTATTCTGTTTAAAACCTACTTGTTCTAAAAATTTTTTATGACTTGGCATACCAAATATTTCATATTTCTCTTTTGTAATTTTCATCAATGGCAAACCATTGACTTTAATTTGGCAAAACTTAACTAAAATTTCTTCAACTTCATTTACTGTTAATTGAAATAACCCAGCAATATCAACTTTACGAACATAAGCTGTATGCTTTTGAACATTATAATTTTTACAAAGATAATGATAAATTTTAAATTCCTGGTCAGTTAATGATGCAGTTAAGATATTAGGATCTGTTAGATAAAAGTTTGACATAGTTATTTCTCCTTGTGAAGTTTTTGTTGTGTTCGTTATCTTCAGTAATTCTTTTGAGTAGGTAGTCTTTTGATTGGCAAACCTTGATGTGTTCCTGGACCTTAAATTCTAAATATTGTAGCCACTTATCTAAATCGATGTGTTGCAGCTCTCCTTTAGTTGGAGCTATTCTTCGAACAGAGAGGCTCTCTAATGGTCCATTATCTGTTCTGCCTTCAGTTGTGTAATACAATTCAAAAAAAGGTATTTGTAGAGCTGTTGCTATTTCTAAATAAATTCTCTTTGTGTAAAAAGGCTTGGTTTTATACTGATTATTGGCATTAAAGATTAAATCCGCTAAAAATAAGGCTTTTCCACATGCTGGACATTGTGAAATCTTATCAATATCTGAATAAGCTATGCCATTATGCTGATTTCTATGCCATATTGAGTATGGTGTCTTTAAAACTCCTGGATATTGCTCATTTCTAGCCATGAAAACTCTATAATTTGCACAGATAGATAGTCAACTAAAATGTATGCGATATGGATAAACTCCTTTACTTTTCCTGGTTGAATAACTATATAAAAGCTATGCCAGATATTAAAGAATATCCAATAGAAGAAAAAAAAATAGGCGACTGGACCAATGTTGCTGAACTAATCGATTTCAAAATTGTAAGAACTGTTAAAGGCGGATTGCTTGGATTGCAAATGGCTGATGTTTTATTTATTTACAAAAAATCTCCAGGTCAAACTGATACACAACAAAAACATCTTCACTTATATGGACCAGAAGGTCTGGTTTGGAAAAGAGCTATTGATATAATTTCAAGAAAAAAAAATCATCGTCAAAGAGCAGAGATGATTGATAAATTTAATAAAGCTTTTGAAGAAACTAGATTTACTTCTTTTTCAAGCACACCATCTGGAACTTTACTTGGTAGAGCAATTAAAAATACTGGTTTTACTGCTAGACAATTTGCAGAAAAAACTGGTTTAAAAGCACCAACTTTATATCATCATGTAAGCGGTGGAAGAGAGATCTCAAGAGAGATTGCTATGGAGTATGCAGAAAAATTAAATTGTGATCCAGTTGATTTAATGTTTGATAAAAAGATGTGTCCAGTCTGGGCAAAAGTTGATTTGCTAAAAGCAACTGAATTAGAAGATACATATAGTCCAGGAAGATTATTTAGTTACACAGTTGAAGCTAAAGATTTTGAAAATGTAATTGTACCAAGAGATCTTTACAGAGAAGATATTAAAGCAATTAAAATTACTGCAAGAGGATCAATGTACGATAACAAAATTGCTTTTTATTATAGAGCTGAAGATAAAGAAAATAATATTTTAAATCAGTTATGTGTAGTTGGTGTTGAAGCACCAGTTGGTCCAGTTGAATTTACAAATGATACAGAGACAAGATATTATTTTGGTTTATATGAAGAGGTTAGAGGTGAATGTAATTTAATTAATCCAGATCCTTATTCTGGAGATTTAGAAAATAAATTTATTTTAAAAAACTTTACACCAGAGTTTATTACACCAGTTGCAGCTCTTGTAAATCCAGATGCGGTTAAAGATCAAACTGATTTAAAAAAAACAATTCCACAATCAGCTTTATTTAGAAGAGAAGAAATACTTGCAGCTGAATTAGAAAAAACAAAAATATTATTATTAGCAAAAGATAAATATGAAGAAGATCTTGGAGATGTTGTTAAAGCTACAAAAGAACAAGCAAGAAAAATAAAAGCTCAAGCAGAATTACAAATGCAACAAGTTCAAAAGCATGAGAAAAAATTAAGAGAAGAAATAAAAAAAATTTCTGAAGCTATTGAAAAACAAATGTATCAAGAAAAAAAATCTGTTCTTGCTACATCAAAAAGTTTATTTGATAAAGTTGTTCAATCAAATGAAAGAAGAACAAAATTACATATTGTAGGTAAAAAGAACTAATGTTTGAAGATTGGATAAAAGAAAAACAAACTGCAACAGATCACGACATCGAAAAAGATTTCCAAATTCCAAAAAATACTTTGAAAAAATGGAGATTAAACAAGCAAGGTCCAAAAGTTTTTTTTAGATTAGGAGATAAAATTTTATATCCAAGAGCAGCATTTGTTGAATGGTTTATGCAACATGTGAAGAACAAAAATAGCTCTGTCGTTCCAATCGGATCTAATCGTACCAAATCGAATATTAGCGAAAGTTAAGTTTATCCATAACGCATAAACTAATTTACATATTATCTGGAGGTCTTATATGTCCTTCTATATGATAATAAAATCAAACACTACAAACGACTTACCGATTTCTGATCCTTTAGAGGCGGCTTTACAAAACACACTTCCTCTCTTCGCACAAAAATTAAAAATCAATCACTACTCTCCAACTCAATTCTCAATTCCAGATGCAGCCTGGTTATTCAAGTATGTATTTATGGACCAGAAGATGAGAAGAGAATTATTGCCAAGCAATGCAGCTATGGAAGCTGGAAAAATTGTTGGAGAAGTTTTGCAAAGAATTTATGCAGACACAATTTATAAATTACATCCAGTTAAGAAAAAAGTTGCACCAACAACAAATGAAAAAATTACAAAAGATGCTGCTCTCCAGGAAGAGATAGAAAAATTAAAAGAGTATGTTCCTAATGATGAGAAGGACAGCGATAAGAAGCAAAAATATTTAGAAGAAATCCCAGAAGTAATTAATCATGCTTTATCTGGATTAAAAGAACTAGCGGTGGCAAGTCCTGTAACTTGCGAAAGACAAATATCAATCGATCAGCTGGAAGGTTTTTCATCTCCATTATTGCCTACAGTTGGTAGAATTGATTTTGACTATGGAAGTATCAATAATCATGAGTTCGGTAATGTTTATCATGGACTAAATCCGACATCCCAAGCGGATGCCTTTCCTCATAAGATTATTGAACTTAAAACTAAATGGTCTCGTCTTGGAAAAGTTAAAAAGGATGGCTCTAGGAGTTTTCTTGTTTCCTCCATACCAGCTACCGCTAGTTTCAATCATTGTTGCCAGGTAGCAACTTATGCAGCTCACTTTAATTTTAAAGTTCCAGCTTATTTACTTTATGCAACAAAAGATGGTTACACAATTTTTGATAGCACAAACTGTCATCACTTAACTGTTGATGGAATGAAAAAGAATTTACAAATTATGTTTAATACTTTCAGAAGAAGAGAAAGAATTTTAGCTTTGTCTGAACATTTAACTAGAGAAGAAATTATTGAAGAAGCTGCTGGTATGATGGATATGAATTTAGATCATCCTTTTGCCTGGAATGGAATGCCACCAGAATTATTAAAAGAAGCAAAATTATTATGGAAGCTATCATGAAGTTAGAAGAATTTTACATCCAAAAACAGTTGGACAAACACAAGCAACAAGTAAAGAGAAGAATTTTATCGGCTCTCTTTATTTTAATCATAGGAGGAATAACTATATGGCTGATATAAAAGATAAGCTGGTCCAGGCTGTTAATGAATTTAAAAAATCATTAGATGGACAAACAATCCCAATACATGGAAAAAGCTATGCTACTGTTGCTTTAAGAGTTGCTGTTGCAAGAAGAGTTCTTGGAACTGCATTAGATATAGTAACAAAGATAGTAAGTATCGATGTGAATACAGTAGTGATGCAATCAGATATTTATATTGATGGTGTTCATGTATCTACTGGTCATGCTGAAGAGAAAAGAGCAGCATCAAAAATAAATCAAACTT